TACGGTTTTAGGATTTAGTACTCCTTCTATATTGTGTCCTAGAAAGCAATCTTTAAACTCTACTTGGCGACATATATAACCTAACGCAGCTCCTAAACTACTTCCTCCATCGCCAGGATTTGGAAATATCCAAATCTTATTAAAGAGTCTAGGTAATACTTTACTATTAGCTACGCAGTTGAGTGCAACTCCACCTCCATAACAAATGTTTGATCCATACTCTCTAGCTTTTAACATTATGGCATGGATTCGATTTTCAACTTCAAACTGAGCACTAGCCGCTATATCTTCTGGAGCACAGCCTTGGAAGTCAAAAACTCCAAAACCTTTATGCCAATTTCTATCGGGTAGATCAAAGCACCATCGCATTGAAACTATAGGTTCACCAAACGCAGCCATCCCCATAGTAATGTATTCATCTTCATTAGGCTTTAAACCAAGACGCTTCGTTATAGCACTGTAAAATAGTCCGATGCTGTGAGGGTATTTTTCTTCCCACACACATTCTAGCCCAAACTCTTTTGGAACCCATATACTCGAACATGCCCACTCTCCAATAGCATCAATTACTACTATAACAGTATCGTCATTGAAAGGTGCAGTATAATACGCTGCAGCTGCATGGCTTTGATGATGATTTAAATGGTGCTGACATATATTCGAATATGTTACGGGAGACATGGAATGATACGTTCTACGTTCATTCTTTAGTTTAGTATCTTCGTAAAAGACCGAGACATCTGCGTTCACATTCAGTAATTCGGGCGGTAAGAATGGATCGTTTTTTCTGCCTGAATATCTTTCTGCCTGTGCAGCCCAATGAATACTTACTTTATCTGTATAGGGAGAAACTTCCACTAAAGAAGCGGAAGCGTCGTGAAATCCTTCGCTAACACCCAATACTTTCATTGGTCTAATTCCTGTTTAATCTGTTCCTTTTCTATCCTTCTGAAACGTTTATTATATTGACGTTTAATCTTCTTTACTACCTTAGATTTATCAAGGTAGCACATAACCTGACGCCAGTTGGTAAAGGTGTCCCATTCTGCTCCACCTTTTAATTTGATCTTGGGTCTCTTTTTCATTGAATTGGTACTCCGCGTGTCCACATATTAAATGAGTACTTTGTTCCTGCTGTTACTTGAGTACTCCTATGCCACATATCACAGCAGAATAATAAAGCATCTCCTGTATTTAGATTAAAAGGATCGTGCTTATATATTTCTGTTGCTCCCCCAGTAAATTTATTATTTAGTTTGATTACTACACTAATACGATAAGGTGCTCTTTTAGTGTATAAAGTTTCTATTTCTTCAAGATTATCTTTATGCCACCCTAAGTCTTCAGCAGGAGTAAGTTTATTTATATACTGTACTGTTTCATCTTGTAGTACAAAGTTATAACTATTTCTATTATACTCTTTAACTAATTCATGTATATCGCTGGGAACCTGTTTACTATGTACTACTGCTCTGTTAGAAGTAGCGGGGTAGTTACGCGGCTGTTCTGCCGCTCCATGCGTACCTAGCTTATCGAAACTATAAGGTATAAATTTATCTTGATAAGCATTTATCAAGGAGTTACATTGGCTTACTGACCAAAAGTTTTTCTCCACGCCTATAACGTGAAATTTTTTTCCATGTTGTATTATCATCTATCACTTACTCGTCTAGGAAAATCATCTAATATTTTACTATCTATATTAAAGCATTCCGTATGCCCACCAAATTTATGGGTTGGTTTAAACCTATCATTTATATACTTCTCATGTAGCTGTTGCTCCATGCAAAACACTTCATAAAGGGTGCTCTTCCATGTCCTTTGAATCCGTACATCATACCCTTTAAAGCCTCTAGCACGTTTAATAACATGACGCCAGTCTTTACCTGCTGCCATGCCAACCTTAATACACTCTCGTTCAAATGTCTTTTTATTAACTAAAACGACGGCGTACAGAACCCCGTCTCGTCCCCTTTCATTCGGGCGATTTTTAAAATAAGTTTCGTTATAGACACCTTTACTCATTAGTGTAAAGTAAGATTTAGTTCCTTGTATTCTTCTAATAAATCCTCGAACCATTCTTCGTCATTCTCAACCATTCCTCTAAATTCTTCAATTCCAACATAGCCATTCCCTTGTGGGATTTTAGATATATAAACCTGATAAGCTTCGGCTAGTTGACTCTCTAAATATAATAACATTATACTCGTCTCACAATGCGGGGTATAATTTCTCCGCTTCTAATAACCTCTACACTACAACCGATCTCTAAATCTAACTGATTTATAAAACCTATGTTATGTAATGTAGCCCTAGAGATAGTAGCTCCCCCTATGTTAATAGGCTCGAGAATTGCAACGGGAGCTACCACTCCACTTTTTCCTGTATTCCATACTACATCTAATAGTTTTGTAACTATCCCCTTTTCTCGAGTTTTAAGAGCGTAAGCTCCTCTAGGGTGATGCGCGGTGTAACCCATTTCTTGGAAATAGGAATATTTATCCACACGGAATACTGTGCCGTCTTGGGGAAAATGGTTGTAACTTCCGATAGAAATTACGTTGAACCAGTTATCTAATAACTTCATATCTTCCAGCCAATACGCGCCTATGTATGGTTGAATCCCATACACTATGAACGTTAGGTCTCTCTTCTTAAATTCTTCGGCATCTTTGAGGTTTAATGCTCCCGCCGCATAATTTCTCGCATTTTTTATTGATTTGGGGGCTACTATTTCTCCTGTGATTTGTCTCAATCCAGAGAATAATGACTTTCCAAATTCTAATGAGCGAGGTACGATATGCTTAATTTTATCACTTATTTCTAAACCTGCTTTTCCGTCCCCTCTCGTTAAGGCGTCATGAAAGATTCCATCTACATAACAAATAGACACAGCTGCGCCGTCCATCTTAGGTGTGGCTACTACTGCGTTGTTTCCATAATCGGGGGGTGTGCCTTCGTTGGCGAAGACTTTTTGAAGTGAGTACATTGGAAAAGGGTGGGCAAAACGGGAATCCGTTTCGTGCCCAATAGTAAGTTCTGCAAAAGTGTTTTCGCATATCCTATCGTACACCTCATCTGGGATGATGGGAGTACCACGATAGTATTGATCGCGACATTTGCTTAAATACGTTTCCAAATCTCTATTCATGTATATATTATACTAGAAAATAGAGGTAATGTCAAGAATTATTTTTGCTAATCTAAATATATTTGGTCAAGTTTGTCTTTGAAATGGATTTCTAGAATGTCCTTGACTTCAGTAAGAGAGAGGATTTCAACTAACCCATCGAAAAGGTTTCTGCTATTATCAAAGTCTAGAGGCAGCGAGACGCCTTCCCTGCTGGGCTTCCATTCTTCGTCAAAATCTAGGAAATACTTTCTGATGGAGAGATACTCTACATTTCTAAAGGTATTGATGGTTAGATAAACACGTTCGTGCTTCTCTTCGTTATAGTGTATTAGTTTTTCAAATACTGGGGGTGCTTCATGTATTTCTATCATTCTTCAAGATCGCTTGTAAAGGAATAATAGAAGTAACGTGTTCAGGCTGAAGTAGTCTATACGAATCTGTGTCCCAGCAAAATAGTAAAACCTGCTTGTCAGTAGGTCTTGCTCTATTTCTCTTTGACTGAATATACTTATTATCGAAATCTAGTGTACAGACGTTATACTTTAATCTACGACTGTTCTGACTCCTATAAGTAATTATTGCATCACCGCATTTTTCCACCTGAGTGATAAATTCGTCCTTTCTCATTAGGTTCCTTGTGGGTTAGTACTTAGTTGTTACCGTCCCAAACAATGGTATCCTTAAAAAAGAGGTGGTTTCAATAGATGCAAAAATACGCAGAGGATATTGCTATCCTCTACGATTTAGGGGTAGTTAATTGTTCATCGAGTTAAGTATCTCTGCAAAATAGTTAGCTGCTTTCCCCGTCAGCTTACTGATTATTGCTGCATCTGGCTCTTTGCCTATGTCTTGGATTGCATTGGTTAAAGTTGCCTGTGCATCCGCTACAGATACACGACCACCACCAGTTGATCCATTACTAGATGCGCGCGTTGCAGGAGTCTTCTTAACATATACACCAGCTCTGGTTAAGATCATTCTTACACCATTTGGGCTCTCGCCTAATTCGGAAGCAATGTCTTTAACGATTTCCATACTGTTTTCAGGAGTAGGATCTTCAGAGGTATATTTATTGATGGCTTGTTGTTTTTTATCTTCTTCCCAAGGCATTCGTTTTCTCCGTTGTTGTTGTTGAAAGTAAAATCTGTCGCTCATGATTTTTCCATTTATAAGTATATTATACTAGGAATCGAGGGCGATGTCAAGAACTATTTTTTAATATGTGTACCCGTAGGTGTTAAGGTCTGGTCTTATTAACCTGGCAGTTAGCATTAAACTCTTATTTGTAAACCACCTTCTGTAGTCGTCTGAGATAGTTTGTTCTATCAAAATCGAACTATTTTTAGGTTCATCAATAGAGAGAGCTATGAGGTCTTGTTCCCAGTTTTCTAATGAGATAACTACTTCACACTTTTCATAAAGAACTGCTTGACTCTGAATCTTGTTCTTGGCTACCCAATTATCAAAGCCTACGTAATCCCAATCATCTCTATACAAAGAGATGAGTCTTTCGTATGGATTACGAACTACAGCTATAGTGCCTTTATCGTATTCCAGAAACAAACTCTGATTCATTCTCTAACTCCTTTCCTAGTGCTTTAACGTCCTCTACCTTATGCTTTAGTTGGGAATCTTCAGTATTTAATGAATCAAGTTTTTCTAGCAATACAACAAGTTTTGCACTACACTGGGCTATTGTGTGTATGTCTGGCATATCTTCCTTACTTAACTGGACTATAAGTCCACATATTTATCTAATACGAGTAGCTTGTCTTCTGCTTCTGCAATTTTTTCTATCTGAGTATCAATCGCAGCAATAACTTCGGGGTGTTCCCCTATACCTGCTGGATTATCTAAATAAACATGCAGATTGGCGTCAGCTTCTGCTATCTCGCCTTTGTACTTCATTTCTAAAGCAGTTTTAATCTTTTGTCTCATCATCGTCACCTATTAAATTTCGGACATAATTATATATAAAAGCTATCCTATACTTTTCTATTAAGGCTGCCCACAATAATAGAGGTACAGTAACAAAAGCCATTATACTGAATAAAAAGAAAGTTGCTACTTTCCAACGGTAAATTACATGGTCAGGGTTGGCTTCGCCTATTATGCGAATACTTGGCACATAAATTTGCCAAATAATAAAAATCCAACTACTTAACCACAGGGGTAGAACCCAATCAAATAGATACTCCATATTGCTCCAAATGCTTTAGACTTCCTAAATCGTAAGCCAAAGCAAAGGAGTGATATCCTACCTTGCTACCATCGAGCCAAGGGAAGTAGCTTTTGTCCATGACGTCTTGAGATACTGGGTCATACACATAAAGTGCATATCCCTTTGCCCCATACTTTTCCTCAAAATTTATAACAGGTTTCATATAGCCTGGCATTGAGTTCATGTATTCTACTGTATTTTCCCTTATGATTTTGGCAATCTTGTTATCCTTTACAGACCATACAAGTTCACCATTATCAAACTCGTCCCTAACACATTGTTCTGGAAGCAATTGATATCTATGTCTATAACACTTAGAGTGTTCTTCTTTTGATAGTTTCTCAGGAATACCTACTCTCTGAATTATTGCCTTGACAAATGCGTTAGAACGATAAGTTCTGGTGGCTATTTCGGAGATATTTTCTCCATCTAAATAGTACTCTATCACGGTTTTTATTTCGTCTCGAGTTGCACCTTTACCTCTATTTTGGTTCTTACGTTTTTCTTTATAAGCCCAAACTTCATTCTGCTCATCTATGATTTTCTGAAGTCTGGTCGTGTTATACCTTATATTCAGAATTTCGCAGGCTTCTTTCTTTGTGATTGGCTTATCCGCATCAAGCAGACTAATAACCTTGAGGATATTTACATCCGTAAGCTTTTCATGATCTTTGCTTCTTAGTGCCAATCGAAGTCTCCATCATCAGGGAGTTTTGTTCCTAGTAACATGATAGCATAGTGGATAATTTTTAGTAAATCAGTTTCATCATGCCCATTCTTTTTTCCGTAACGCTGGGCATACTTAAGTATGTTTCCCATACAAAAGCCTTCTCCATGTCCTGTATCGAATATAAACTCTGTTGCTTGAATCTTCCCTTGTGCATAGTGTTTTCCATAAGTTTCTTCTATGTACTTCCATGCTGTATTAAGAGCTTCTTCTTCATTAAACTTATAGTCTATATCTCTGTACTCGTGGTTTTTTACGTCATTGTCCATTATTCTGTTTCCCAAAATGCTATTTGTGTTAATCTTCCTGTTGTTTTATTGTTTCCGAAACTAGCGTTAGTGGGAGCGTGAAAATTATAAGCATCATAGATTATACATCTATTATATTTATTTTCAACTGTTATGTGAGGTCTCCATGTATCTGTTACACGCTTCGACTCTAGGACATTTCCGTAAAACGATGGACCTTTGATCAATCTATCATTTTCATACTGTCTTTTTGTGCCTGTTCGTATATGTTCCATTAGAACTGTTCCACTATTCTCAGGAGGATTAGGAGTAAGATAAATAACTGCTGCCCAAAGGGCGGTTGCGCCAGGCTCACCTAAGTTTAATGTGTGATCTCCGTGTACCCAGTTAAATGAATGTTTATGTTCATACCCTAAATTAAAAGCACCATTACTGGTGTTGTTTTTAAAGGCGACTATCTTTCTGCCTAGTATGCTTTTAAACCTATTACGAAGGTATATCATATTAAGCCAGCTTGGATTATTACAGCGAATACCTGTGTGGTGACGTATGCCTTTCTCGTCTACCCCATCTATAAAGTCAAGTTCCAGTGCTTTTTCTCGAATTGCGTCTGGATTAGGGTAGAAGTCATCTACTATGTAGATCACTAGTCTAACTCATCGAGTACGTCCAGCCCACCTTCTATCTTTGCAAGATATTCCTTGGTCCGCGCTAGTTTTCCTTCAAGTACAGTTATCTGCTCTTCAGCTTCTTTCTGTTGCTTTTGAAGGTTTATTCGTAGCATTGTTCGTTGTGTCATAGTTTGTATGTTCATATCATCTAGTATGCCAATTAGTTCAGCTTTCTTCGCCATGTCTGCTCCCGTGCTCCCGCCATGCCCTAAGTACAGTTGAAATTCCGTTTTTCTTAATCATTCTCAACTGTCTACGCTGACCAAAGTCTAGCCTAGCTTTCTCAAACCAAGCGTTTTTGCGTTCATCATCCCAATCAGGTGGAAAACATACTCTCATACCATCGAGTTCATATGCTCTAATACCCGTTTGGGGATCTTCAATTAAATTATTTTTATCCATATCCTTTTTCTAAAAAAGGGTTAGTCCCCTTCCTGTATACAGGCAGTTACTGTGTCTAAAGTAGCTCCCCATTTATTTTTTGCGTTCCGCCTTAATTACTAGCTATGCGTTCAGGACGCTTTGCTTTTCATATTTTGGGTTGCGTATCTAAAGAGTTAGTTCACTTCTATAGGGGACTCCCTAATAACCTTGAGTAGTATGACTATATGCGTCTTCACACTCTCTTAATAACTCTCCGCAAACACATCTTTTTCTGCTTTTCAAACTATGTTGAAGTGCGATATCCCAAGATGTATTAGCGGAATTTAGTTTCTTCTTCAATTTCATATACATATTATACTAAATTTTCGAAGTCGTGTCAAGAACTATTTTTCAAATCCATATAATAATTACTTACTGTTGATCTTATCTTTCGCTGTACCAGCGTATAAACCAAACCATGCAGCTCCTGCTCCTACTACTATCGAAATCAGTCCTGATTGCTCTAGCGTGGGGACTTCAAGATCCATGAACCACATTGTACAGTAGTACAATAGGAAAATGTAAACAGAAAGGAATAGACGTGGAAAAATCCTCCAAGAGTCTATCATTTGAGATAACCATATCCAGCGTTGCCACGGATTATCTGGTTCTTTCTCATTCTCCATTTCCATTATTTTTGATTTTAGCTCTCCAATTTCTTGAACCATAGCCATAAATTTATTAAGGTCTATTTCAACTTCGTTCCTAGACATATCGCCTTGGAACTGTTCACTCGGTTGTGCCATTTATTTCTCCCAACCAGTCTAGCCATTCCATTCTTTTATAAGGTTTTTTTCGCTCCGTAAAGTGAAAAGAAATGGATATTCTGGGGCTTAGGGTATCTACCCTGTGATATAATTTTTTTGGTATATATAATAAATCTCCTTCTGATAAATCAATAACTGTTTCAACAGTTGCTTCGTCTCGTTTAGGACAATCATATTCAAACTCATTATATATGTACCAACGTACGCTTCCTCTTACATGAAAGAGAAAGTTATCCGTACTATCTGCATGGATAGGGAAACATCTCGCTCCCTTCATATTAGAACAATAAAGGTTAGCTTGTCCCAATCCATAGTGCTTTTCAAACTCTTGACATTGTTGCCACATTGTTTTATTTAAGAACTCACTAAGAGTTAAAATGAAACTGCAACCTTGTTGCCAATATTCGAAAATTTCTTCTCTAGTTAATTTAACCTTTGCTTTTTTATGACAGTACTTACCCGTTGGGGTTACTATCTGTAGCTGGGGCATACGATCCCACCCTCCCAGTTTATTACTGTTTAGGTACTGATCAACTTCTTTCCAACTAAAATGATCTTTAAAAATATTTTCTTTGCTTTTAGCTACAAAATACTTTTTTTCTCTAAATTCATCATTAAATCGTTCGAGAGACATTGGTAGTAGTTGTTCAAATGGTATGCTCATCTTTCCATAAACCAAGTTACTAAGGAATGTCTTACTCCTTTTGTTACGGGCTTGACTCTGTGCCTTAGTGATGGATTAAAAACAATTATTGATAGAGGATCAAATGCATGGTCTGGTAGTTCAATTCCATCAATTTCTAACTCACCACCTTCATACTGATCTTTTGGAGACAATACCGAAATAAAACTATATTTTCTATACCCTTCTCCGCTTCCATCTTTATGCCAGTTATAGTAGTTCCCTGCTTTATAAGTTAAGACATTTGCTGTCTCTGGTTTTAGATCCCCGTAGGGTTTCATAAACTCAGATAGCCAAGGATCTATTTTATCCCTTAAGAATCTAACATCTACTTTTCTAGTATCATCAAGCCTAGCCTTTATTGTTGAACTGCCTACTACGCCTGGCGTTGGTACATGGGTTTTTAAACACTCTATACAAGCACTATATACTTCTACACTTAGCGCGTCTTTAAAGACTGCTACCTTCATTAGAATTCCTCTGGGTTAGAGATCGTCTTTACTTTTCGTGCATAGTCCCAGAGTATTGCTGCAATATCATCTCTCATATAAGTGCCTTTACCCCAAGGCGAATAGATAGGATGCCAAGGTTGAGTACTCATACTTGTAAAATGTATATGATAAATCTCCTCTAAATCAAAATTAGGTATTACATCATTTGCTTCAGGCGTTCCAGCTACCGGCAAGATTTCATCTCCGTACCATGAGGTATCTCTACCATCAAAGCTATTCCATCTAGGATTTAATTCTTTGATTATACCTGATACATTTTCTCTGTGAGGGTTGCCTATGTCTCTTATAAACTGGTGTTTATAATTTTTCTCACAATTTTTTATTTCACTAATCGGAGCTATAAATTCTTGTGCTTTTTCACAATCAATTACCATAACACTATCGCAGAACCAACCCTTTGCTTTAGGTGTTTGAGCCCACTCCATACCATTATCGTGTAGTCCGTCCCACGCCATTGCAAAAGCATGATCCTCTAAGTCCATGTTATATAAAACCGATATATCTCTAAGGTTTAACTGATCTACATCTGTATAAATTGCTCTACCTTCAAAATTACATAGTTCAGGTACTGCATACCTGAAACAAGTAAAAGGTGTTCCCCATCCATTCTTATTCCAATCTTTAAACATCTTTGGTCTTAAGAAACGTATGTCCAATTCTGCATCTGTATTCATATATAAACTGTATAGATATATTTGCTCTATCCATTTATCTTCTGTGTCGCTTGTGCCTATAAATATTTTAATCATCTCTGAATCCTATATGAAAGTACATTGTGTCAGGCTTTGGGAGAATTACTACTAATTCTTCTTTACTCCTCATAATATATTCGTATTTTTTTAAGTACTTCCATTTCTTTCCACCTCTATCTGCCCAGTTTGGAACTAATTGTGGAGAGTGCATGCTTACATCTTTACAAGCAGAGACATAAGAACTATCTTCTGTATTTGGTGTCACAATTATACTTCCTGAATCTGTCATCGGAAGGTATAAGTGATCTCCAAGACCTTTATCTCCTGTTGGTAAATGCAAACTGCTTTCATTGTGCTTTACTAAAACAAAATAAGCTATAGTAGGATGTCCTCCTATGCATCTTAAGTCGTGGAAAATTTTGTCCCTTGCATTTCTCCAGAAAGGAGCGGAACAATTATAGAGGGGGCGTTGGTGTAAGGAGTAGAACATGTACACATCTGCTCTGGGATATGTCCATAGCCTTTGGGGCGACATATATTTAAGGGCGTCTTCTGCTAAGTGTTTAAATGTTATATTTTCTTGGGTCACGATTATCTACCTTTCCATTTTGTATTAGTAATTGAGCTGCATGAGCCCAATGCACGTCTGGCATTATTAAAGCACTTATGTACTTATACCTCCACTTCTTCGCTATTGTTAGTCTTTGGTTTCCTGTGTAAGCTAATAAAGGTTTTTTACTGTCAAAAGGTATTATCAAATCTTCGGTTATCTGTCTTATTGCCATCTTATAGTTAGATTCTGTGTTCTCTATTACTATAATGGGGTGTGTTAACCCCTTTTTTATGATGTCATATTTTAACTTCGCATCGCCTTTAGAGGGCAACACTACTTGAGCAATGTCGTCTATCTTAGTTTTTACAATAAACTCTCGCTGAGTCCTTAAATGCTTGTCGTGAAACAGTATGTCATACCATTCATTAGGACTTTCTAAATACATTAAGCAAATTCTTTAATAAAAGATTCTACTGCGTCCATTTTATTCCCTAAATGTCTAGGGATTGCTATATCTACTACAAATCTAGGTTTACTACCCTGATTTTTATCTGCAAACCATGTGTCTCCATCAAAGTCATTTCGTATGCAAGTCCAGTTACCACCACCAATATTTCCTTTCCTAAATTGATCAGGTACTTTAGTTACCCGTTTATTTTTTACTGCAACTGAGTAGCCACGACCTGAGTTGTGGATAAATCTAAGGGAGTGGTGTGGTTTATTTTTATTGTTATGCCAACCAGTAAACCCCTTATCAGGCGGCATTACTGTTAGGGTATCAAAATACCACTTATCTGATTTAGCTCCTTCTATGCCTGCACTAATAGCAGTAAGAAACCAGTGTTTCATTTCTCTAAATTCTTGCTTAGTTGTGTGTCCATGACGACAGGGA